GCATTCCTCTGATTCACCATTTCTGTTGGCGTTTTGCACAGTAACAACCCACCCACCACAACGTTATCTTTGAAACGAGCACTGTCGTTATCTAAATACGTCGAGATTTCGGGATGGTCTGCTGCGCGAACAGGCTCCCAACCTTCGCGGATTTTGGATGACACGTTACGCGGGTCAGCTTGACCCTGTGTGCTGATACGAATCCAGCGATAAGTGTACCCAGGCTCGGGAGTGGGGTCAGGCAGTAACGTGGGCGGTGCCCAGCTACGAGGACGCTCATCTTTAGCGCGGGTTTCTGTTTCGCGGTTTGCGCGACTATCTGCTAGTTTATTCTCAGCCATTTTGTGTCATACCTTCCGCCACTTTCCGGGCATATGCTTCAAGAGGGATACGTAACTTCTTAGCTAGTGCAACCTGCGTCTGTGTCAGCGTGATTTTCTTTGGCGCAACGCTTCGACTCGCTGGGGCTACAACATTACTGCTCGTCCGTTTCGGTTTCTCCTCCTGCTTTTCTACATCACCAGAAAAGTTCTCGGGGAACACCTGCCTTAATCTGTTGTTGAGCCGCTCGTAATAATCATCCGAAGTCGGATCAACGCCATTTTTGACCATTTTTTCGTGCAGCCCCAGAGCAAAGCTGGTCATTTCCTCATCTCTTCCAAACCACTGATTTTGGCGTTGCCACGCAAGTGCTTTGGAATCAACTTGGGGTTCTGGAGCGAATGTTGGAATATTTACAGGAGTTTCGCGTTCTTGTAAAGGAGCGGGTCTAAAGTTTTCAACTTTATCAAGTTGTAATTTAGCCTGAGTTAGCTCTTCTTGCGCTGCAATAATCTGGTCAGCATCCCCAGCATCATAAGCAGATTTATATTTAGTCCGTGCTTGCGCTAGAGCCATTTCAGCGTTTTGTTTTGCTGTTCCTACTAGAAGATTAGTGTTGTTGCCTAAGTTTTTCTTGAGGGTTTTATTCTCTTCAAAAATTTGTTGGGCAAATTTCAACGCCTCTTCACGCTCACGCAAGGCTGCTTCTTTAGCTCGACGCTCATCGTGGTATCCGTGAGTAATCTTCTTGATCCGTTTTTGAACGCTTTCATCGTACTTAGCTAGCTCGTCATCGGTTACTTCATTGACGGGTTCATTAAGCGGTTCTCGGTTCTTATCGGGTTCAGGTGTGTCATCGACAACTTCAATATCAAATTCAAACCCATCATCACCTTTAGCCTGTTTTTCAGGCTCCCTTTCATCTGGGAATTTGTATTCTACCTTTTCAAAATCAGCCATATGTCACCTCACGCACGTTGGATGCCACGGGGATCTTCGACCACCGCTTCGACGGAATCATCATTAATAATCCGAAACTCGCGGTCGTGAATCTTGATGCGAGTGCCGGTGTTGGCACGGGTAATAATGAAGTCCCCTGGTTTGCACCACGGCCCCGTAGGAAAGCGGTTCTGATCAGCGTAAGCCATATCACCTAGTGATACGACAAAAAGCACGTTACTAAGCAGCTCTTCAAACTTAACGGTAGCGTCTGCTTTAATGAGCCCACTATCAAATTTGTTTTCAATATTGGGCAGTGTGCAAAGAATCTTATATCCTCTAACAATCGGCAGTTGCTTGGCTTTTTGCTGAATATCTTCGATTACTGCATTTGCTGCTTCAGTCATTTTCAAATTCCTCATAGCGTTGCATAAGGTCTTGTACTTCCATCCTTGCGCGGCGCAGACCTTGGATCACGCCACACAAATTCTTATACTCAGCAAAGTCTTTACAGTTTCCTTCAGCCATAGCCTCACCTATTTTTTGCTCGCGTTCTTTAAGCTTATTAAATAAGTGATCCAACATTGAGCGTTCTTGAGCCATTAAACACCTCGCTTCATCACGGATTTAAGAATGTCCGCTTGAATTTTCTTGTCAGCTTGTTGATTTTGATTCATCAAACGCACGTTTTCTTTCTGGGCATCAATCTGAATACGCTTATCCTCGTTTTGCACTCGGGCAGCGGCAAGTGCGGTGTCGGCCTGATCTTTCTGGGTTTTGCGTTGCTGCTCCATCATCTTGATCTGCAACTCTTGTTGCTGCATCTGAACCAGCGGATCTTGAGCAACGGCTTGAGCTTGCTGCTGTGCAGCTTGAGCTTGGTGGATCTGGAGCACTTGTTGGGCTGCTTCTGCTATGTATCTAGCCATAGCTAATTCATCTTGTTCAGAAACCTGTTGTTCAGGTCCAGGTAACGGTGCGCCCACACGTTGCTCAATCTCTTGTCTGTATCGGTAGCCTAAATGCTCAGCAACGTGCGCCATCATCGCACCCTGCATCTGCTGCGCCATCGGGTTCTGCCCAACAATCTGCATGATGCTTGGGTCTTGCAAGAAGGTCATGTGTGCTGTGATGTGCGCCTGATGATCCTGATAAATAAACGCCTTGACCGGCACACCCTTGAGCACATTCATGTTCTCGGTTATGGGATCTTTGGGCTTCTGATCATCCGGCAGGGGTACAAGCTTGTCGGCGTTGGGAATACCCAACACATCAAGCATCTGCCTGTGAAGGCGGGGCATGTCGTATAACTGGGGCGCTCCCTGGGCTAACTGCAACGCAGCTTGATACTGCACCACTCGCTGAGCCATTGTCGAGGCGTTAGGGTCAGACACCGGAATAACTTCCACGATGTCATAGTCTTCAGCTTTAACTTGAGGTGTGCCATCCTGCGGTACGTAGCTATAGTCGGGTGAGGTGTATTCTTTGATGATTTCTTTGAGCAGCTTGAATTCTTCTTTCATCGCTGCATGGATGCGAGCCTGCACAGCACCCATCGTCTTTAGCTGCCTCTCCAACAAAGCCAGGGTCGTACCCACCGGAGCCTGACTCGACATATCGCTGATCTTCATATCAGCCATACCACCAAGCCTTCGCGCTTCTTCGGTGATTTGGTTTAATAGGGCAAGAAGAACTTGGCTCGGTTCTTTATAAGGCAGCGGTAGTATGTTGTCTCTGATCGCTCCCCCCGGCACATCCACATCACGCCATTCACCCGGAGCAATCGGGGTGTCATCCCCTTTGATCCTAAGCCCTCTGGACTTCAACCCGCCGGGAAGATTAGATAGTGAGCCTGCATCCACCAACTGACGGATCAGCATGGTGCCTGCTGTGGCATAGCCACCAATAATATGAATCAACCCAAAGCCATAAGCTCCAAAGCCGGGGATGTACATATAGTGTACAAAGTGCTGACGCTGACGTTTCTGGGGGTCGTCTTCTTTGTAGTTACGCCTTATGGCTAAGACTTTGTTAGTACTTTTGTCAATGGTGATAACGTAGGGCAGTGGCAATTCTTCCTCATACCCTGGTAAGTCATACTCAATATGCACCTCGCATATCTGATATCGCTCATCTTTAGTCTGCTCAACACCTTCTTTTTGGGCTTTGGCTTTCTCAATATCCGTCTGTGTGGCGTAAGGCTCCCCAAGATCAATATCACGGTAAAACCCACTAACTTGCAACCGCTTCACATCATTCTTAGTCTTACGCATGATGTGCGTAAGGCGATCTGTGCGTCTTATATTTGTTACACCATAGGGGAGGATGACATCCTCGGCAGGTACATAAAATGAAACTTGTCGCTCTAGCGACGGATCGTAGTACACCTTCTTAAACGACGAACCCGCCAGTGCCACACCCCACAGCGCACGTTCATGTTCTGAGCGATACTCAGGCATTTTGTCCGTTAACTGATAATTCATATCAGCTTTTACCCGTCTGCCTGCCTCTTCAATCTCAGGCGTAAACTGACCGATAATCTGTGTCTTTACGGGGCCAGCAGCGGGAAATGTCTCCATAATGGACTCGCTTTGAAAGCGAATCGCAGCTTCAGTAAGCAGCGTAGAGAACACACCACACGCACCATCCCAGGGCTCTGTTACCTCATCATATTTAAGCCCCAATACATCTAACCCTTTTACATAAGTATCAGCCCAATCTTTACGCCCCCCAAGATCAGTCTCAACCAACTCCATCACATCACTTGCAATTTTTTGCAAATCGCTTTCTTTCATATACTCGGCAAGGTTAGAATCAAACGCTTCTTCCTCTTCTTCTCCAGGCTCAATTTCAATCTCTACCCCACCCATATTAATTCTTACAGCCTCGGGGTCTTCGATCTCAATCTCAATAGCAGCTTCGTCGCCTGCCAACGCCTCAATGCCTTCGGGTGCGCTGTATAAACCTTTATCGATAGCCATATTTTGTCCTATCCTAAGTAATAACCGCGTTTCTGCCCACGAAAGCCACGGAAATATTGAATTTCATCAACTTCATCGGAAGGCAGCCGCAAAAACCCACCCTGCCTGAACCGCAGCAGCGCCATCGTGGTCGTATCGACCAAGTCATCATGGCTCATAAACGGGAACCCAGCAACTTCTTCAACGACTTCCTCAGCCCAGCGCGTTTCAGGCACCCACACCAACCCTTGCCTAATAATGTCAGCTACCGAATTAAGCCGGGCCAACTTATCACCTGTACCTCGGTGTGGGGTGTATTCATTAACCGGGATACCCATGCGCCTAAACTCTTGATAGAGCGCCGTACCAGAAACTTTTTTCTCAACAATAAACGCATCGGGTTCCCACTCTCGCCACTGCTCCATCGCAAGATCTTTAAGATCAGGAAACTCGACTCTTTTCTTGATCGCGTTAAGTAAGATAATGTGGTAGCCCTTCTCCTCCTCATTATTCCAAACCCCCCAAACAGTTATCGCGGTGTAGTCAGCGCGGTTATGTGTTTCTGCTGCGGCATCTAATGTGAGAATGATGTAGTCACAATCAGGTGGGTCTTCTTTCTTCCACACCTTCCACCACTCGCGCTTAACAACCGACGCTTCCTCTGCCGTGGGGTTTTGCTGATACTGCGCGTTCCACTGAAATACGGGCATCGACGCTTTCGTGCGGTGCAAGGCAGTAAGATCAAAAAACTCGGGCCAAAGGGATTTTTCGCCAGACTCGGTATCTAATATAGCGGGGAACTCAACGACTCTAAACTGATCTGCCAGTTCAGAGTTCGCCATATCCCTAGTCACCCGACCTGTCAGGTCGTCCATATGCCAGCGGGTTTGCACAATCGCCACCCGTCCTCCGGGCATCAGTCGGGTCCGCGCACCAAACGTATACCACTCATAAGCTTTTTCAAAGACATCAAAGTTGCCGTTGATGATGTCCTGTTCATTATGTGGGTCGTCAATTAAGAGCAGGTCAGCGCCACGACCAGCAAGAGCAGAGCCAACACCACAGGCAAAATACTCACCGCCAGCATTAGTATTCCATCGGCCCGCAGATTTAGAATCAGCCGCAAGATCAACCGTCGGAAAAATCTCTTTGTACGCATCACCTGCAATCAAATTCCTGACTTTCCTTCCAAAATCAACGGCAAGGTCCGTGGTGTGCGACACCATCAAGATTTTCTTATCAGGAAATTTTCCCAGAAACCATGCAGGAAAGTAAATAGAAACAAGCTGGCTTTTACCATGCCGGGGCGGGATGTTCACGCACACCCGATCCTCTAGTCCCAGCGCCGTTTTCATAAGCAAGTCAGCAAGAATCCTGTGATGTTTGCCAACCTTGTAATCCGGCTGCATGTGCTTACAGAATTCAATTAAATCGTTACGACAACTCGCTGCATGTTTACGTTTTGCCAGTTCATCAGCAATTTGCTCGATTTCTTCTTGCTCTTCGGGTGAAAAAGTGTGTAAGTTCTTCAAAAGAACGAGGATTTCCGCTTCAGTAAGCGTCGTTAGCCCCATTACTTACCCTTTTACACTCATTTCAACCGCTGATTCTTCGTTTTCTTCTTCTTTTACCCCCAAAATTTCTTTCACATCGATTACATCACCCCCTAAATCAACTTTTCCGTTGGCATCAAGGAGTTTTTGTAGCTTCTCGCGTAGTTTTGTTTCTAAATCTGAGGTCGAACGATGATTAATCGTCACTTCAGAGCGTTCTGTAAATAACCCAACGTCTGAAATTTTACCCAATAGTTCTAATGCGCGAATCCGAATCTTGGCGTCGGGGTGAATACTTTCTTTTATCAGCCTGTTTGTTACTAAACGACGCAGTTCCAACGCATTAGCTACGACTTGCTGCCCCCAAATATCCAAAATACCCCGCAACTCCAGCAATTCTTCGGGTTTATCCGGCAGTTGGGGTTGCACTTTGGCATCTGGCAGTGTTTGCGCGAGGGCATTAAGCGTTACTGAGGCGGCAGTTCTTGCCGACTTCTGCGTTTGAGGATCAGTTTTTATAGGAAGACCGTGTTCGACTAATAAAGCAGCGGTATTACATGCAGCCGTAGCCCGCTCTACAAGATCTTTGAACTGCACATCATCGTTTAACTCAATAAACGGCACTCCAAGGTCAGGGTGGCAGATCAGATTAGGTAGTGTTTCTTGTATAAGTTGGTTCATTGTTGTCGGGAAAGGTGGCACCGAAACAGATTTACGCACTTTATACAGTAATTATTTATTTTTGCAAGGAGGTTGGGACTCCTGACGGGGGGTGTTTCCTATAGAAGGGGGTCGCGGGAGGATTTGAAAAGTGAGGTAGTTATTCGTCCAGAATAGCAACACAGTTGGGCGCGATGGAACCACGTTAACCTTGGGGGTGTGCGGGTACGGTGGGGTCGCGGTTCTGACGATTTGCGTGGGCGTTGCTGGTTATACCGTATAACGTGCGCGGATCTGATACCAGTGCTATAAGTTCTAGAACCTATAAGTTATACGTATAACATGGGTTGGAATAAATAATCTAGTTAAATGTGGCAGAGTCTGACAAATAGGCGTTCAATACAAATTATCGGATGTCGAGCAATACTCGCTCTGCCCGATACTCTTGGAGCCAATACCATGTCACAAACTATCGTTTTTTCCACAAACACCAAAGCGCAATTCGCCAAAACCATTCCGGCTGCATGTTTAGCCCTTGATCTACTCGACAAGGCTAAGGCTAAGGTCGAATCAGTGTCTTGGGTTATGGTTGCAGATAGCCTTCGCAAAGATGGTTTTCTTTCAACGTCTTTCGCGCCAGCAAAAGACGCGCAAGGTAACACAATCGACAATCCAGCCCGTGTAGGGGTTCGGATTCTGATCGAGAGCAATTATCCCGAGGCAAGCAAAGCCTTAATCGCCAAGGACACCAAAACCTTGAACGAAAACCAAAAAGGCAAGCGTAGAGCATTAACGCAGCGTTGGACTGCGCTGTTAGCCAAGGTTACCGATGCAATGGCAAAGGCTGAGGGCAAAGAGGACGCAGCAAAAGCTAAGGCTGCGGAAGACGCAAAGTCTGACGACGACAAAGCTTTGGACATGATCAAAGCTTTGCTCTCGCACCTAACAGCCGAGGGCAAAACGTGGAAGGTCTGCCGACGCGACGACGCGGTACGCAGTCTGAAGATTGCTCAGGCTGCAATCGAAGGTGTCAAGCTTGCGACTAGCAAGTAAGGTCTAACCTGAGGGCTGTTATACGTATAACAGCCTTCGCCTTTTCGAGGGTTGAAATGGACAAGATAGATTGCTTTGTTATGGGTTTTATGGTTGCGATGTTAATCGTTGTAATCATGCTTACATGTTATGAGATGATCTGATTCTAAGGCCCGCTCCGGCGGGCTTTTTTTTTCGTCCTAATTTTTTGGATGGCAAGCTGCTAGCAGCTTGCCATTTTTTTCGCCCGTTGTCAACTGTTATACCGTATAACAAACCCTCTGAAACCAGTGACAGGGGGCGGCGGCGAGCATCTAGCAGCGGCGACGGCAGGGACTTCCCCAAACTTAAACACGCGATGAGATGTTATACCGTATAACATTCTCACTGAAACCAGTGATAGGTAGCAGCGGGGGGTGTCGGCATCAGACGAGGGGTAATGAGTCTAATGTAGTTTTGGTTCACATACTATCAATACCTCATACGCTTTACCACTAGCTACCACAATTAGCCACAATCTGCTGATTTCAAATTCTATCTAACTTTATGTTTATATATATATTTATATATACATTTATAATGAGTAATAAGTATGAGATTTTAGACCCCCAAAATATTTTTTTCCCCTCGACGTTGGTCGGAGAGTGCCCAAACCCCCCGAAAACCGAAAAAAGCTGGCGATACCTCAAAATCCGTACACTACCGGAAATACCATACTTCAAGGACTTGCGTATCTGCGACCCACGTACTACCACTACCTCCAATTCTTCCCCACTCTTTACCACGCTTTGCACCCACCTTTCCCCAAAAAATCTACTGCAAACATTACCTTCCAATATCATCCCATAACACCTCTTTGTAAACTCTCAGTAAAACTTTCAACCCCTTGACAAACGTTACAAACTGTGGTAAAATGGGGGTGTTGTACAAGCAGTTGAGAAGCAGTCGTTGGTGAGTAGTTGAGTACGCCGTAAGGTTATACGGTATAACACGGCTTTCATGAGATTTTTCTTAGGCGTTTTCCTTGTGTCGAGTTTGTTATACCGTATAACATTTCTTTTTATTTAATTTTTCTGGAGCCCCCACCATGACCACCATCTTTATCCACTGCCGCGATTGCGGCATGAAACTACGTAAGAAGAAGGACCGGCAAGTCGGTATCTGCTGGGATTGCCGTGAGGTCGCCGCTGTGAAAGCCCGCAAGGGTTGGTGCATCGTGCAGGAATACGGCAAGGGTCCGTATCAGTTAGTCACCGCTGCCGCTGCCCACACCACCCTAAAACAAACCAACCAGAAACAAGTGAGGACGTGAGATGAACGAGAACAGCGAAGAAACAGGCAAGTGGGTGCTGTTGCGCCACAGGAATTATGAGCCGATGGATGTTTACGGATTTTTTAACAGTGAAAAGGAGGCGATTGACTACGGTATGAAGTATGGGTTCGACCAGATGGGTGACGCGATGGAAGCGCACATGGTGCTCAACGCTCACTACAAGTACACAAGGAGGGAGCCGTGGGAATGAAGAAACACAAGGCAGTTGTTGAATTAAAAACACGAGACAACAGGACAGTTGTTTTGAGATTCCACAATCTAACATTCAGAGAGGCACATTCATTTTGCAAACTTTTTGATAGGTTTGACCACCTCCACAGCGATGCGGATCTGATCTTTCATGGGTGGTCGAAAATGGATCTCCCACTCATGGACGCAGTTGAAAAGGGGGTTTAATTAATATTTCGGTGCAAATTATCAACCTATTGACAAATGTGGTAAATAGTGGTAAACTATAGCTTGTTGTACAGTTTTGAAGTAGTAGGTAGTAAGCGGTATGTGAGAAGTTGTTATACCGTATAACATTTTGACCTTTATTTTTTCTTGGAGATTTTCAAATGGACGCAACACAAGCAATCAACGCAACACAAACTTTTATCCCACAAACCCAACCCGCACCTCTGGCTGCGCCGAGTGACATATCCGTACCGGATCTTGGACTGTCGTTTGTTTACGTGTCATTCAGTGCAGGTTACCCACCGTTCCGCAAGCTCGACAAAGATGTGAGCGAGGAGGTGGACGCAGCCAAGGGCGCCCGGACACGAGCAGGTAACTACCATAAAAAGCTTTTGGGTGATTGCCCAAGCTTTGATCAGATTGTCAAGTTCGTGGCTAATTCTCGTAACCGCATACATTATCGGCTCACAAAGCCGTGGGGTGATAATGGCTTGCGAGTGACAACCGCTGAGATATATCTGAATGAGTATATGCCCAAGATGAGTGCAGCCGAGGCCGAGTATCGGCAGATGGCGCACGAGTTCTTGGACGAGTACGACACGTTCGTGACGGCAGCAGCGTTCCAACTGCAAGATTTGTTTAACCGTGACGACTACCCTGCAAAAGAGGTTGTTGCCAAAAAATTTCATTGGACGGTTGCGCCATGCCCCGTAGCAGTTGCAGATGACTTTCGGATTCAGGCAGGGCGTGATGCGGTGAACCTGATCAAGTCTCACTATCAGAACCACTATGAAGGATGTATCAAGGACATGCAACAGGACAACTGGGAGCAGTTGCATACGGTGCTCACGAAGATGAGCGAGGGGTTGGTGTTCAGTGAGAGCGATAAGAAAACATTCAGAGATACGTTAGTAAGTAACGCCGTGGCAGCTTGCGATCTACTGAAAAGTTTCAATGTGTCGAAAGACCCTGCGCTTGAGGCAGCACGGCTCAAGCTTGAGGAAACGTTGTATGGGGTAACACCCGATGCGTTGCGTAAAGACTTGTACCTGCGGCACGAGGTCAAGTCGAAGGTGGACTCAATCCTGAAGGATATGGATTGGTAGGACCGGAGGATAAAACTGGGGACGAGAAGTTATACCGTATAACAAATTACTGTGTACTCAACATCCCCACATACTTTCACTATTTTATTTTTACTTTGATTTTTACTTGGAGCATCTCATGACTACGACATCCACAGCATCACAACTTTACACCCTCACATTACGTGAGGCGACCGAGATGATCAGTCTCAACGGGCACGAGGTGACTACCTTGGTGCGGGGTCCGATGGGTACGGGCAAGTCATCCATACTGAAATCCCTAGCCAAGCAGTACCCCGACTATGTGCCGTGCTACTTCGACGGCACCACTAAAGATCTTGGTGACATGATGTATCCAAAGATTGCACGGTTTGAGACAACGGGTAGGGACTACGCCACCTTCGTACCCAACGAGGAGTTCGGGTTACATACAGGCAAGCCTGTGATTCTCATGATCGACGAGATCGGTAAGATGTTTGCACCTGTGCGGAATGCTTGTATGCGTCTAATGGCAGAGCGCGTCATGGCTTCAACACATGTCCCCGGCATCATATTCTCAACCACAAATTTGTCATCAGAAAATCTTGGTGACGTGATCCTGCCTCACCAGAATGATCGCGTGACCGAGTTGGTTATATCAGGACCGACTAACGAGGAGTGGGTGGAGGACTTCGCAATCCCTAACGAGTTAGAGGCTAGCTTGATTAAGTGGGCTATCGATAACCCTCAGTTATTCCACAGTCCCGAGATGTACAAGGACTACAAGGACAACGAGTATATCCCCCACCCGAGCAGCCCCCACAAGCACCACTGCACACCTCGCTCGATGCACCGTGCGAATCATTGGCTCAGGATCAGGGACAAGATCTCATCCAAACAGCTTATGGCTGCGTTGATCGGCACGTTGGGTCCGAAGGGTGCTGCCGATTTGCATACGCATATCGCCATATCAGATCAGATGCCCACGCAAGCATCGATCAAAGCGGACCCGAGGAGTGCGATTATCCCACGCAGTGCAGCAGCGTGCCAGATGGTGGTGTACCGTGCGCTCACATCGATGAAGCTCGATATGATCGACCCGTGGATGGACTACATGCTCAGGCTTGAGCCTGAGCATCAGTCAGTGTTTGCTAATCAGGCGAAGCGCAACTCATACGCACATCGCCAGATGGTTATGACTAATCCAAAATTTGTTAAGTGGAGCGTGGCTAACAACTTCGCGTTCACCGCAGATAAGAAGTAAGGGATAGGAGAGGAACGTAATGGCCCCCACCACATGTAGAGACAGGATTACTAGCATGGCAGATGTGAGCGTAATTTTGCGAGACACCCTTGGTGGGGATGGTGTGTTCAGGGTGTTTCACTCCATGACACGAGGCGGGCGTGTAATCTGCCTTTCCCGCCGCCATAACCAAAAGTTATACCGTATAACAAATTAATTGGAGAATTAAGATGGAATTAGCCATAGGTAAACAACTTACCGCAGAACAGAGACTGATCAAAAGCGTCGGCAGTATTATGGCGAACGACGATTGGATTGCTATCAGTGCAGTGCTGATGGTCGGCAGACGCAGCGTGGACGAGGCCACAAAGACAGCGGCAACCGATGGACGCAACGAGAAGTATGGACGTGCGTTTGTGGATAGCTTGAGCGATCCCGAGTTGCGGTTCCTGATTCTGCACGAGGCATACCATAAGATGTATATGCACCTCACGACATGGAAGCACCTCTATGACATCGACCACAAGATCGCTAACCATGCGACAGACTATGTCATCAACATTCAGTTGATGGATGCCGACCCTAACGGGAAGTTTATTCAGATGCCCAAGTGCGGTTTGGTCGACGCACGATTCAGAAACATGTCAGCAGGTGAAGTGTTCAAGATCCTGGTGGACGAGAAGAAGAATGACGACGACGGTGATGGTGACGGTGGTGACGGGGCAGGTGACGGTGGTGACGGTCAGGGTGGTGAAGCGGATGATGGATTCGATGAACATGATTGGGACAATGCCGCTGACATGGGAGAGGAGGAGCAAGCAGATCTCAAGCGCGAGATCGAGACAGCAGTACGTCAGGGGTTGATGGCAGCGTCACGGCGTGGGTCGGGTGGGCTACGTGCGTTACAAGAATTGGTCGAGCCGAAGATTGATTGGCGAGCTGTGCTGCGAGACTTCGTCAAGTCGTTGATGTCCGGTAAAGAGTTTAGTACGTGGGCTAAACCGAATCGGCGGTATCTATCGCAAGGTATCTACATGCCTTCAGGTGTGAGTGAGAAGGTCGGTGATCTGGTGATAGGTATTGATACGTCAGGCAGTATCAGCGATATATATCTTAAAGCTTTCCTTTCGGAGGTGGCAGGGATATGTGCGATGGTCGCACCGACCCGAGTGCATGTGATGTACTGGGATACTAAAGTAGCAGCACACGAGATTTACTCAGGTGATAATGTTAAGAATCTAGTACACAGCACGAAACCTGCGGGCGGTGGTGGCACAGCACCTGCGTGTGTGGCTAACGAGTTAGCGGCTAAGAAGATCAAGCCCGAGGCGGTTGTGATGTTTACCGACGGTGAGATCAGTGGTAGTTGGGGTAATTGGTCTGCGCCTACGCTGTGGTGTATCACGTCGAAACATATCAAGTCGCCTGTTGGCAAGTCTGTGTATGTTGAAGTGTGATGTTTGTATTATTTAAAAGTTATACCGTATAACAACTTGGAGAGAATTATGTCTACTGTAAAATTAGATCCTGATAAGAACCCTTTACTACAAGCAGTCAATACATGTGACGCGCATGTCTTCGTGAAGGACACGTTAGCTGCACTGAGCGATAACAAGTGGAACGGTGCGCTGAGCAGCAGAGTCATTGATGGGTTTATCTTTGGCTATGAGATTTCCAAACTCATCAGATCGATTAAATCTTATTACCCGAGCATCAAGGTCATGGGTGCAGGTAATAAAAGATATTTAGATGAGGGTGGTTGGATGTACCACGATGCGTATCTTTACTACGACGATTGCCCGATCTCGATTGCGAAGATTGCGTTTGATGGTGGGGTAGGTAAAGCCTACCACTTTCGCTCGGGTCGGGTTGCTAACGAGCGTTATAAGAACAAGACATGGCAGAGTCAGTCACGGTATTACCAAGTAGATAGTGATGACCCGTTCAAGTTGGCTAAACGTATCAGTGCTTTTTGTGTACGCTTTCCAATGGAGGTGATTGCATTTACTTCCTTCACCACAATCAAGACCAAATCACGCGATGCGGTCCACACGGCAAGTTACGTAGCGGAGCAATTAGTTGCACCGCTACGTGACGCTAACGTGTTACAGCGTGAAGTTGAGAACCTTGTTAATCAGGGAGCTAAGTTTGTGACACCTGAGTTTATTAAGTTTGTCGAAGAGTTTCAGGAAGCCAAACAAGCGAAGATTCACGAGGTCAACCGTTCAGTGCCTGTTTATCTGGTACATGTTACGACATGGGGTGGTGTGCAGTATGCGGAGCTGCTGAGTATTCAAAACATCCGCGCCAACGAGCGTCCCGTTCCTGTTGGTACTGATCCGCTTGTGCGCCTACCTATGTCAGACATACCAGAAGATATTGTAGGCAAGTTGTCCGTGTTGATGGTCCTTGGTGTTGGAGAACACCTAAACACGGTGGGTATGCGGATCAGCGAAAACTATTTTTGGGTTGAACGTTGATGTATACACCTACGATACTTCGTTTCATGTTGTTTGATGATGGGCGGGTGGTTGATTGCATGTTACTGCAAGGGAACCAGAGTAGAAGTACGTACCTAGAACATATTACTCATGTAAGTCAGTTCCCCGTTGAGATACTGGAGAAGATTGCTGTATTGATGGTGCTCGACTTCAATGACCGTGGGTTGCGAGGTGGCGATGGCAACCATGTTCAAGGGGTCGGGCGACGTATTAGCGAATATACCTATTGGGTTGATTTGGAGGAAGATGATGGCATCTACATCGGAAGCGAAAATAAAGAAGAAGGTACGCGAGATCCTGAAAGTGGTTAGTGCGTACTACGTTATGCCTGTCACGGGGGGCTACGGGAATTCGGGCGTACCGGATTTCATTGTGTGTATCCGAGGCAGGTTTGTCGGTATCGAATGCAAGGCCGGGAAGGGGGTGCCTACTGCCTTGCAGTTAAAAAATATAGACCAGATCCACGACGCAGGTGGTGTTGCGTTTGTAGTTAACGAAACCAATGTAGATCAATTAGCAACCGTATTGGAGAGTATGAAATGAACGTAGAACAAGTTAAACCGAGAAGGAAACGTAAGCTTATAAAGAAAACCGAAATTAAACGTATGATCGCTATGCGTAAGGCGGGTATAACCGTGGCAAAGATCGCTGCCGAGACAGGACGTGCGATGTCCTCGGTGTGGCGTGTGTTGCAGGTTGCCAAAAAAGACAACAAAGAAAATGTTATACCGTATAACATTTTGTTCGACGCGCCTGCTGCTATGAAACCAGTGACCCAAGAAAAAGAGGCGGGGTGGCTTCAACGTATGGCAATTTCTTTTTGTAAGTTTCTTGGCGTGACAGGTGATATGTATGGAAGAAATTAAGCTAACCCCGCTACAACTCAAGGTGCTCAAGTACGTAAAGAAACGAGTGACTCCACCTACGACAACCGAAGTTGCACTGCAAACATCGATGTCAAAAACGAGGGCACACGTCATTCTTACAAGGCTTGTGAGATATGGGTACCTAGAAAGAATAAGCCGATTAAAACTTGTTGCAGAAAGACGTTATAGGAGTAAACCATGCACATCAAAACAACAAGCGAAAGCACAAACGTACTAGAAACATTCAAACGGCAGTGGCGACTTCTTAAACAACCTTATCCGTGGAAAGACCCCAAGGTACTTGCCGAACGTCGGAGAATAGCTGCCCTTGATCGGGCAAGGATTGACCTGCGACTGAGCGGTGAGGTTGAATAGCAGATAACGATATATAAATTTTACTTGGAGAATGATGATGGAAATGGAAAGCATTCAGCGGTTGACTAAAGATCTTAAAGCCGCAGCAGTGAAGTTAACTGACCACGAGGCTCGGTTTCTGGTGGACTATTACTATATAGCCCAAGAGGATCGCAAGCGGTCCAACAATCAAGTCTTATCGCTTGAGAAAAACCAAGAACCCAATGCTGTGGTGGGGTGGCTTGCTAGCCAAGCCGAAACCCTTGAAGGGCAAGTGAAGCGAGCGTTAGATGCTTACACCGACGGACATGTTATGGGTGCATGGATGCGGCAGATTGTCGGCATCGGTCCTGTTATCAGCGCGGGGTTGCTCGCACACATCGACATTACCAAGGCACCCACAGCGGGTCACATCTGGAGGTATGCAGGGCTTGATCCTACGAGCAGGTGGGCAGGTAAGAAAGGTGCTGAGGATTTTGTGGCTGAGCACGGTATCAACGTTGAGTTGGCATCGCAAATGTTTGGTATGAACGAAGAAACTATTAAACGAATGGCTACTAACGACAAAGGCAAAATTACGGAAACAAGTTTTACAAAAGCTTTGAAGCGTCGTCCTTGGAATTCAAGTTTGAAGACTTTGTGCTGGAAGGTCGGGCAATCATTCATGAAGTTTTCAGGACGTGATGATTGTTACTACGGCAAGATCTATAAAGAACGTAAGGCGTATGAGGTCGCTCGCAACGAGCGGGGCGATAACAAAGAATTAGCAGCGTCGCTGTTACCAAAATTCAAAAAGAGCACCGATGCGTATGGGTACTTGAAGAGTGGTGTGCTGCCCCCTGCACAGATTGACGCACGGGCTAGACGTTATGCCGTTAAGCTTTTCTTATCTCATCTGCACGGTGCATGGTATGAGGCTCACTACGGTACAAAGCCCCCGCTGCCTTACCCAATCGCACACTTAGGCCATGCTCATTTCATACCTTCACCTGTTTAACCAAGGTCACGGAGAGAACCAAAAGAATTGAGTGAGTCAGCGTAAAAGAGAGAACCATTCCCAACGAACGAGTCATGCACGATGAGAGAACCAACTGACGTAAACGAGTCACGAAAGGAGAGAGAACCATTTCAAAGAAACGAGTCATACATATTAAGAGAACCGTGGGTCGAGAACGAGTCAAAGAACCCGAGAGAACCAACTCACCCGAACGAGTCACGAACTACGAGAGAACCACATATGAAGAACGAGTCAAAAATTGTGAGAGAACCAGATCCGCTGAACGAGTCAAGGAGGAAAAGAGAACCACGGACGAAGAACGAGTCAATGATGCAAAGAGAACCACAAACCACGAACGAGTCATACGAGGTAAGAGAACCACCGGCAAGAAACGAGTCAGTTCGCTGAAGAGAACCATGACCTATGAACGAGTCACCACCTTAAAGAGAACCACGAGCAGCGAACGAGTCAAAAATTGTGAGAGAACCAGATCCGCTGAACGAGTCAGATCCAGCAAGAGAACCACAAAACAAGAACGAGTCACTACCTTGAAGAGAACCAACCCGTAATAACGAATCAAATATCGGAACAGAACCAACTGGCAAGAATGAGTCACATGCGTGGAGAGAACCACACGAGTTAAACGAGTCAAAACCCGGAAGAGAACCACGTCGATAGAACGAGTCAAGAGGATGAAGAGCGCCACATACCTGAAACGAGTCACGACAGTTAATAGAAACAAGCGCATCAAACGAGTCACGAATTATGAGAGAACCATAAAGCGCCAACGAATCAGGAAAATTGAGAGAGCCGTGTGTACTGAATGAGTCATTAGAAGGAAGAGAACCATGCGGACAAAACGAGTCATGAGTCGCAAGAGAACCACACATGGAGAACGTTTTATAACAAGGAGTAAGCGATGAATGAGTTGGATAAAACCCGTGATGAGTTTGCCAAAGCTGCTATCACAGGAATACTTGCAGGGCGTTGGGGGCAGATGCCCCACAGAAAACCAGAGGAAGCATTTGCAGATTTTGCTTACCGAGTAGCAGACGAGATGATTAAACGGAGAGAACAAGATGTCGTTGATGAATCAAAATAAACCCGCAGAAACTGAAACACAACCTATATTTATATTGCGTGGGATGACGTTCTTACCCCATTACAGTTTTAAACATACATGGGTAGGGCCGGGGCATTGGACAAAACGGGTGGAATACACGACTACTGAATTAGCTGCACTAGGCGCACGTCTTACGACGATGCAGTTATGGAAAAGACATTGGACGAATGAGGTGAAGGGATGGAAGATTTTATAACTTGGATTAGTGTGTTCCTTGTGGGCTACTTGCTTGGTGTGCTCAAAGGAAGACGGAGTATTGTGCGCGAAGCACAAGCGTTAGTGGCTGAAGCCATCTTGGAGATTAGAAAAGGGTACAAGGTATGAACGACCCCGTTAACCACCCCAAGCATTACACCGAGCATCCGAGCGGTGTGGAGTGCATCGAGATCACCGAGCACTTTAATTTCAATAAAGGTAACGCTATAAAATATATCTGGCGCAGTGCGGATAAAGGTAAGGAGGTCGAAGATCTACGCAAAGCACGTTGGTATATCGACCGTGAGATTGCACGGATATTAAACAATGATGAACCTCCCTTCATGAAGAGGAGTGAGGAATGAGCCCCGACTATAAGTTCGCCATGCTTGCCGCATGGCTTGAGGGCTACTCCGAGGGCTTGCCTGATTACTGCATAACAGAAAAATTCAAAATAAAGGAGGCAGCAGAACTGCTGATGGAAGTATATGAGCAGCGTACCAAAGGCAATGACAATTGGAGAGGTAGAGAAGGAGATAGAGCATGAGCGGGGATCATAACGAAGAACTGCACCTCAAAGCCGCAGCGTACGCTAATAAACGTAAGAAGGCGTACTTGGACTATGTGAAAAAAGGCTTGGCAGAAAAACTAAGCGAAGAGATGCTCAGCTGGATCTGGGTAGCACACTATGAGGGCTACAGAGATGGTATGAAAGGGGGGAACCATGATCATTGAACAGATAAGGGTTCGGATTATGTCTGAAGCCTACGACTTAGCGGACCGAGGCGACCACGAGGGATACAACGCGGTCAAAGTGATGTGCAGTGAGGTTTTGGAATTAATAGCCGCTGCCGTTGCTGCCGAGCGTGAGGCGTGTGCGAAGTTGGTTGAGGCTGATGGACTGGCTCGTGGTAGCGAAGGACTGGTGCTGATTAAAGCGGCTGGGAGAATCCGAGCAAGGGGTGAGCAATGAACCGCGAAG